TTAATACTTATAATAAAATATTAATTAAGTAAAAAATTTAATAGTAAATTATTTCTTTTTATTATTTTTTACAATATTATATTCATTTATATTAAATTTTATAAACTTTAATATAAATGAATAAAATAATTGATCATATTTATGTTATTAATATGAAAAAAGATACAGAAAGATTAAATCATTTAAAAAAACAAGTAAATGATTTATTTACATATGAAATTTGGGAAGGCGTGGATGTAAAAAATCCTAAATATGCATTTATATATAACAAGTGGTTATTACAAACATTTAATGTGGGGTATTGTACATTTAATTGGAAATATTATGTTAATCGATATAAAGATCTTAGAGATGCTGGAATATTAACAAAAGATAAAGCGTGGAGGCATTGGAATAATTATGGGAAGAAAGAACTAAGATCTTGCAATCCTGATAATGAAATCGTTAATAAAGGACAATTAGGATGTCTAATGTCTCATTTAGAAATATTAAAAGATGCAAAAAAGAAAAATTATGAAAATATTTTAATCTTAGAGGATGATATTATTGTTTCTAAATATTATAATAATATTCATTTATTAAAAATAAAAGAGTTTTTAAAAGATTATGATTTTATTTATTTAGGAGCAGGTCAACATAATTGGGAGAATATTGCTATTAATAAAGATAGATATATTGCTAATAATACAACGGGAACATTTGCGTATATTGTCCAAAAAAATATGTATGACATACTTATTAAAGAATTATCTAAATTAAAAAAACCAATAGATCAATATTACATAGATTTACAAAATACTAACCAATTTTTGGTAGTCTACCCTAATTTGTTTTATTGTAACCTTGAACATAGTAATATTGGTGAATCGCGTAGTAATAAAGTTTGGTATAAAAAGTTTAAATGGAATTAATTTTTTATGTAAATTAGTTATTATATTTATATATAAATGAAAATACTAATTTGTTTTGGAACCAGACCCGAATATATAAAAGTTAAATCTTTGATTGATAATATACCAAATATAAAAACTTGTTTTACAGGTCAACACAAAGATTTGTTAAAAAATATTGATGTTGATTTTTTGTTATCAATGGAAAAAGAATTATCAGAAAATAGATTAAATAATATTTTTGCTAATATTTTTAGTTATGTTAATATTTTTAAGGATATAGATTATGTATTAGTTCAAGGAGACACAAGCACCGCTTGCGCTATTGCACTATCAGCATTTAATAATGGAAAAAAAATTATTCATTTAGAAGCAGGGTTAAGAAGTGGTAATTTAAAAGACCCTTATCCAGAAGAAATGAATAGACAAGTTATAGGAAGATTAGCAGATATTCATTTATGTCCTACTGAATTTAATAAACAAAATTTAATAAAAGAAAATGTATCTGGAAAAATACATGTAGTAGGTAATACTGGATTAGATAATATATCAAAAAAAGGGTGTAAGTATAATAATCAAGTTTTAATTACTATGCATAGGAGAGATAATCACCATAATATGGATAAATGGTTTCAAGAAATAGAAAAATTAGCCAACAAATATTCAGATTTAGAATTTATGATACCATTGCATCCAAATCCAAAAGTTCAAAAACACAAACATATATTTCAAAAAGTTAAAGTTGTTGTTCCCATGTGTCATCATGAGTTAATAGAATTTGTAAAGAAATGTAAGTTTGTTATTAGTGATAGTGGTGGATTACAAGAAGAATGTAGTTATTTAAATAAAAAAATTATAGTTTGTAGGAAAACAACAGAAAGTATTGGAATACACAGTTTTATGTGTGGTGAGCCTGAATTATTAGAAAATTTGGTAAAAAAAATTAACAGTAATTATAAGGTAACTGGTGAATGTCCTTATGGAAATGGTGAAAGTTGGAAGAAAATTATAACCGATTTAAATAATAATTCGATTGAATTAAGAAAAGATATAAAAAATGAAATTGAAATGAAAAATATGAAAAATGAATTAATTGAATACGCATCGTCACTCAATTCAAAAACATTTCAAAATAAAGTAAAAGATATTGATTATGAAAATAAGAGTAATTTTTAAAAAACAATATTATATGTACTATTCCTAAATTATTTATACAAACATTTCCATAGTGAAAAACTCTATCAAAATATTTTACGTTATAATAATTATTTATTATATAAATATTTACCACCTGCCTGATCTATTTTACTCATATTTTCCATTAATCTTTCATTTTGTATGACAGAATCATCTATTTTAATCCAGTATTCTTCGTTTATATCTTTTAGAGGAAATGCATAAAAATCATTTTGCATTATACCGAATAGTTGATGTATAGCATTTCCAAAACACAAGGAAGATATATTTAATTTTTTATAAACATAATTACAAATAGGCATAGCATAACAACCACAAGAAGCAATTACCATATCAACATCATTTTCATTGCAATAATCTTTTATTTTCAGACAAGTTTTGTTAAATGTATCCTTCCAAGAATTATCAACAGGATTTCCAAATATTGTTATTGGAGTTTTTAGTGCTACTATTTCCGAATTGATAATAATGTTAGATTCTTTTTTAAACAGTTTTTGAATATTTCCACTTTTAACTTGATAATTAATTTGATCTGCAAAAGGAGATATAAGTAATATTTTTTTATTATTAATCAAATTATAAATATCCTTTTCAATATATATAGTGTAATTTGGAACAATTTGTTCATTTAATTTGAACATTATATTTAAACAACCATCACATCTAAATAATCCATCGCAATTGTTATATGCGTCCAAGTAATTTTGTATAAAGTATTCTAAAATAGAAATGTCATTTTCTTTTTCTGTTATATAAAACCCAGCATTTGTAGAAACTCGTAATAAATCATGAATTATTTTCATTTCATTATCGTCCGATCCATATGATGAATTTTTATTTTTTAAATCAAAAATATCATTAGACTTGTGGTCGCACAGTACATTTTTATATTTACTATATTCGAGTAGTAATCTATTTTTATTATATTTGTATTGGTAAATAATATCCAATTCTACAATGCCAACTCTACATAACATAAATGTTTTGTTATTATCTATTTTTTTTTTTAAAAAATTATCCACATTCGGTACAGGTACAATTCCACCCCAATCAATTCTAACAACATCGTTAAAATTTAATGTTGTATTATTTTTAATATACGTTTCATCATAATCTAAAGTCACATTTTTGTCACTAAAATATACAATTTGTAAATTACTCCATTTTTTTTTTAATTCTTTAAACACTTCTAAAAAAATATTTTCTTTAAAAAAATTGTATTGACCATTAGAGTGTTTTATTTCTAAATTATTTTTTTTTAATATTTGCTCTAAAACTTTAGATCTATCAATTAAATAACTAAAATAGTATCCATTAATATCTTCAATACCATCATTTATTTCTATATACTCGTGATGATTAGTAATGTTTTGATTGCTTACAAACTGTTGATTATAATATTTATCGTACATATTTAGACCTTTAATTTTTTTCATTTTTATATATATATATATATAAAAATGAAAAAAATAGCAATTATTTATCAAGGGGCAGTTACGTTATTAGAAATTAATTATGTAAATCATAAAAAACATATATTTGACTATTTAAGGAATGAAAATATTGATTTCGATGTTTTTTGCTCACTTGCAAACGAATGTGTTTACAAATATACTTCAGTGGATAAGATTAATACATTTGTTAATATTGTTAATAAAAAACTAAATAAAAACGATGAAATTAAGATGGAAGAAATCGGTGTCGGTGGTTATAAATGTCACACATCATATATACCAGATACAACTATATTAAGTTTATTAGAAAAAATGTTTATAAAAGATAAATTAAAATTTATAGAATTTAAGGATAATTATAATAATTGCACTGTTGCAATTGAACATACAGTAATAGGTGATGGACATACTAGTGTATGCATACCAAATACTACTTTCTATAAAAGGATTCAAAATATTGACAATTTTATTTCAACAAATAAAATGGATAAAGATTATACATATTATATTTATTTAAGATGTGATTATTTCTTTTATAGTAATTTTACATTAAAAAATTATTTAATACCTAATACTGTAACATCTGCTAGTATGCAACGTGGAAAAAACACAATAAGGTCTGATTTTATATGGATTTCAGAAAAAAAATATACAGAATATATTAATTCAGATAGTGTTAAAATAATGAATTTAATAGAACCTGATAATATATATCAAATTGGTGGTCCCAAAATTCATGTTCGCGATCAACATCGTTTATATAAATATATAGAGTCTTTAGATAAAAATGTTATTTTAGTTGATTATCCACAAGAAAAAGGAATAAGAGTAGGAGTATGGGAATATGATAGATTACCAGAAGAATATAAGAAACTGTATTTTGAATAATTTATATGATTTTTATTAGATCAGTAAAAATCATATAAATACTATAAATTTTAAGAATATGCTATTTGCACATTAACATTTTTGACGAATTTAAACAAATTAATAAATAGTATTTTACTGACCATATTTTAATTGTAAACAAATTAAATGTTAGTATATACTATAAATGTTGAAGACTGATAATGATGATGTTGAAAAAAATAGAGTAGGTATATTAACAATGATATATAACGAAAAAAATATTATAGAATGGATGAAACATCATTATAGTTGTGGATTTGATTTTATATTAATATACGATGATTACTCTGAACCATCTGTTAAATCAATAATAAATGAGTATGGAAAATTTAATAAAAATAAATATTTAGTACTTGAAAAATTGGAACCTAAATTTTTTATAGGTAATTTTGTAATAACAACCTTTTATGAACATCTAAAAATACCAATTAAAGAAAATATGGATTATTGCTTAAGAATAGATCTAGATGAATATTTATATTTATCAGATTTTAAAAATATACATGAAGTTATCGATTATTATTCACCATTTGATCAATTAAATATATATTGGAAATTATTTAGTGGTAATTTTTTAAAAACAAATAAAACAAAGAGTTGTATTGAGGTATTTACTAAATCTGAGAATGATGTAAGGCCTTGTCCAAAATCATTAGCAAAAGTCAGTTATATTAACGGTCTTAATAATCCTCATGTTTTTACTCCCTATCCAGGAAAGACCTTTATAAATAAGGACACCTTTAATAATATATACATACCGGGACCGAACGGCATGCCGCCCTCGAGTTTGAATGATAAACTTTACAAACATGATTTAAAAAAAAAAACTATATATATAGCACATTACAGAGTCCGAGATATTGAAGAATATTTAAACAGAAGATATATATCTATATCAAATTTAATTAAAAAGTCACACGCACCTTTACGTTGGTTGAAACTGTTTGGATATCATGGTAAAGATATAATGAAAAATGGCTGGATGTTTTCTGATCCAAATATTAATGATGCAATAGAATATATATTTAATCAACAAAATAAAGAAGGATATGATAGCCCTAATTTAATTATTAGTCAATTTAATGATAATAGTAATGAAAAAGTATTTAGTAAAGAATCATTAGATGATATAAGCAAACTTTGGTGGCACTTACAAATAGGTTTAAACCATGAAAATTTTGATTTATTTAATTATAATAATATTAGAAAATTAAAAGAAAATTAGATATTCTCAAAATAATTAATTTTATTGACATTTGTTTATAAAATTAATTAACACTTAATATATGTAATATTCACAATAAAAATATAACATTTTTATTTGTTATCAACTATAAAGTTAAATATTATATTGAATATTAATTCAATATCTTTTGTGTTTAAATCTACGTTACATGGAACACACACAATTCTAGAAAAAAAATCATTAGATATAATACTATCATCTAATGGATGGTAATATTTTCTTGCTGTTATATTGTTCTCATCTAATATTTTTAATAAATTAGTATTATCAGTATTTAATAAAATTGTTATACATGAAATACAACAATTATCAGAATAATAATTAGGAAATAATTTAAAATCTGTTACATTATTTTCT